ATTGTTTTTGTTATGGACCAGTATATCTTGAGATCGTGGGTTGTTGAGATTGAGTCATTTATGGCTAAGGGTGTCACCGGGGCTTCTTGCCTTCATGGTGATTGTGATTGGTGCAAAGGTAGAGAGGTTTTTGTTTGTGAGAAAACCTCTTGTGCGCATGCCTACCTTTGGGCAATGGGAGATGTCGGTTTGTTTGTTGACAGACTGACAACACGTGCAAAAACGTGTTTTCTCACAATGTTAGCATGTTGTGAGAATGTCTCCAACGAAGGTTTCAGATTTCCCCCAGTCTGTTCCCTCGTGAGGTTGTTCTTCGAGTTTGAATCAAATTGTTATCTGCCTACGGCGAAGGAAACATTGTTTTCTTTTGATTGGAGTACACTTAACAACCGTGAATTTTCTCTCGATGTTTCCCCTAAGCCTATGCCAGCTTTAGGGAAGGTGAATGTGATTTCTCCTCCAGAACCGATCAGGAGTGAGAAGACACTACACGAGGACCCTTTCTGTCCGGAATCCCCACGTTATATTCCCCAGAATTCATCCTCAGTTGTTGAGAGTGCGAGTCTTTCTTATGTTTTTCCAAAATTTGAAAGTTGTGTGGCAGATGCCTCGCATGCACCTCAAGTTGTTTCTTCCATTGCCAAGTCTGTTGTTGCTCCTTTTATAAAGGGCATTGATGACAATTATGCATCTACGACTGTGGATGTTGCCATGGATGATATGACAAAGCCGGACTGGGCTGTTAAGGTTCCCACTGAACGTTTTACTTACTTCCGTGGTTCGCCTGGTTCCCCTGAGATTCGAAAACAGCTTGACTATTTTTTCGATAGTGAGCATGTTCGCCACATTTTTAATGTGGCTAGACTTGCACATACAGATATGTCTGTTTGTGCCTTTTTGTTTTCGATACCAAAGTATCAGTCGCCTGTGTTTAACTTTGATCAGTTTCGCACAGTGTGTATGGCTCTTGATGAGTACATGCACAAGCGGGACCGTGAAGGTAAAATGCCATTTTTGCATTTGAAACCATTTATTTATGTTAAGTACAAGATAAATCCAAATGCTAGCGTTCCTTCATCTTTTGATTACTTGAAGAATTATGCAATGTCTGCTTCTCTTGTTATGAAAGAATGTATTACATGTGGTAAAACACATGCAAAAGGTCACGTCTGCTCGTGTCGTAAGTGTGGTGCACTTTTCGAAGAGGGCAAGCGCCATAAGTGCCAAATTGCACAAAAGGCTGCCCCTTCTGCCAAGGCAGAAAAAGTCGTGCATGACCAACCCTCAGCTGGAAAGAAGGTTGTTGCCGGAGCTAGTAAAAAGCTGGGTTTGAATGTTTCTGAAGCATCTTCATCATCATCTTCTGGTGGTGATGTTGACGGTGTTAGCAATTCGTCACCAGTTTCCTCTGTCTCTTTGTCACAATCAGCTGAAGAAAAACTTCCTGCCAGTGTCACGTCTGCGGCGTGTTCAACTGACGGGAAAACACATGATGGCCCTAAGCAGAAAGGTATATCTGCTGAGGATGCTGTGTGTGAGGTTGAGAAAAAATACAAGGATCCATCCGATGGTTCGGAAACGAAAACGTCTGCTTTTGTTACAGACGTTGCTTATCAAATGGCAGATGCACCAGCCTTTGATTTTTATTTCCCAACAAATCCACTACAATTGTATGGTGTCTTTATGGAGACAGATTTACCTAAAGTGGCTTTGGCTTATTTTTTGATCATTGTTTCATGCATTGTTGAGGGGTTGATATACCATCCCATCAGTAAAATGATGTTTTATACCCCGCCCACTGGTATGGCTATGCGGTTTTATGAAGCTATTTATGGTAGCGCCGCATATTATACATATTGGGGGTTTTTCAATTCCTTGCTGTCATTGGTGTTTACTTTGTCAATTGTTTTTTACATGGGATCTCGTTCCCTTAAGAACATTGCATTTTATGCCAGGCAGAATGTAGTCTACTCAACCAAGTTGAAGTGTTTATCAAGATTGTTGCAGGATACCAGTGATCAGAGACCGCAAAGTATGAAAATTGGACCCGTTAAGCAAGATGATGCTGAGATTTGGGAAGTGGAAGTAACTACAATTGTTTGGAATGCTGCACCATCATTGAAAGATGTTGTGCATCGTGGATGGTTTTGGTCGACTCGTGTTGAGCGACTTTTTGTCTCTATGGCCATCGTGAAAAATATCTATACATTGAGGACTTTTAACTCTACTGCAGATGTTGCACAAGTTAAGAGGCAGTTGCAAAATTCAATTTCCAACTGTGCTACTGTCAATGTGCCTTGTGACTCTGTGATTGCTGGGAGGAATGTGTATGACAATACATTGCAATATTGTCTTCACATTTTGCAAGCTATGAGGCCCAAGGATGATGTTTTTTCTTGCCCCTAAAAACCTTGGGGTACACGTTGTTTATGGCTACAAGCCGTGGGAGGTTGGTTTAACCTTTCACGTGCCACCTGCTGACCCTTCTTTCCGGGTCACTGAGACTAATCCTGTTCTTGAGTTGGAACAGAAGATCATGTGCGTTTCACTTGGGATGCATGTTGATGGTGCCGTAAATTTTTGGCCTGACACTTCATGTCAGGATGGTGCCTTGTTGGGTGTTATAAAGAGAATTGCCACAGAAATGCCTGTGGCCCAACCTCCATTGATGGAGGAATTTCTCGCCTTTTCCAAGAAGTTTATAGTTGATCATATGTCTGAGTGTATTATACAACCAGATGAGGATATTACTGTTGAAACGTGGTTGAATGGGACTAATTATCCTATTTCACGTCGAGAAGAACTCTTGAAGACTTGGGAAAGATATGTTGCAATTGAGAAAAAGCATTTGGATGTGATGTGTCATGTTAAGCATGAACCGTATGTTCAAAAGAAATATTTTCGTGGTATTTATAGTAGGTCAGATATGTTTAAGTGTTATTTTGGCCCAGTGTGCGCCTTGTTAGGTAAGCGCATGTTTAATCTTAAGTGGTTTTGTAAGTATTTGAATACTTCTGCTAAGATTGCCCGTATGAGGGAGCTTTTTGATAATGCCAACATTAGGGTCTTCACGAACGATTTCACAAGTTTTGAAGCTACCTTTGTTGAATTGCTTATGGAAGTTGAATTGTTCTTTTTTGAATATATGACCCAGTATCTCCCGATACATAAAGAAATGATGGAGATTTTGAAGAAAATTAAGAAAGGGGATAATAAACTTCGGTTTAGGCTTTTTGTTGCATTGCTCAGGGCAAAACGTTACTCTGGAGAGATGGATACCTCATTATCCAATTCTCTTGTGAATTTGTGCTTTATGTGTTTTTTGCTGTACAAAGCGGGACACCCTGAGGAGTTTTACACTATTCACTTTCCCCCGCAAGTTGAGGGTGATGATTCCTTAGGTGCTTTTATACGATCTCTTGACATGGATTTGTTATTTAAGCTTGGTGCAAAAGCTAAGTTGGAGATTTTTGATCGCTTCAACGAGGCGAGTTTTTGTGGTGTTCTCTTTGGTGATGATAGTGATTGTATTATCCGCGAACCAATTTCCACATTGTTGAATTTTGGGTATTCTGGGTTGAGGTATTTGAACTCTACACATTTGTGTAAAATGAAATTGCTTAGAGCGAAGAGTTTGAGTTTGTTATATTCCTATCCTGGTTGTCCCATTCTTCGTTCATTGGCCTTGTACGGTTTGAGGGTCACGACGAAAGTTAGCAATAAGTATGCTATATATCGTGCACTCAATGGTGAGAGCAATACATATGAGCGTGATCGGTGGAGGGCTTTGCTCTCTGCTGATTTTAACTCATTGATCAGAATTGGAGTGTCAGAGTCTGCTAGGCTTATGATGGAAAAGAAATTTTGTGTTGACTGTGATTCCCAATTAATTTTGGAGAAATATTTGGATTCTTTAAGCGTTCTTCAGCCTCTTTATCATCCATTGATTTTGGAGTTGGCAGGTCAGGAGCGTATTGATCATTATGACACTCACACAGAACGGATAAAATTGGAAAGGAAGTCCCCCTAAGATGAGAGTCGGGCCGTAACAAAGTCGTTATGAGTGCTACAGCAGCGAAAGCGGAGAAATCATTAGCAGCAACCTGTGCTGCTATTGGTATTACGGAGAGTGGTAAGCGTTGGTTAGATTTGGTGTTGGATCCTTTTAAAGATCTCAACATGCCAACTGCTGGTTATCCAGATAGTGTGACAATTCCATCAGTTGTTCAGACTATTCATGATAGTTATAATATTTCAGTGCCAGTTTCGGCTGGTGCTGGTACATGGGATGCAAATGTGTTTATTGATCAGGCCTATAATGCAGTTTTACTTAAATCTACTGCTGTTAATATGGCACAAGGACTTGCCCCATTGTCTGGTCAGTCCGGGACTGAATATTCCCGAGGTGGTTTGGTTGTTCGTTCAGGACCAGCAGGAACACAGCTGGGAATGACATCCACTACATTTACTGCTAGTTTGAAGCAGGATGTACTCACACATGGTGATGTGAGGGTTGTTGGTATTGGTATGGAAATCCATAATACCACATCCGAACTTAACAAGCAAGGTGCACTCGTTACTTATCGAGTTCCTGATGCCCCTGTTAAGGATTTTGTAATGAATAATGTTTTGGACACAACTTATAATGTCGCTTGTATACCTAATGCCAATACCACTGTGTTGCTGGTGGAAGTTCCACAGACACAGAGTGAGGCCATTGATATGCCCGGCTCCCTTCAGTGGGAGGCAAAAGATGGCGCTTATGTTGTTCCTATTTTTTCTTCTCCAACGAACTACCCTCAGTCACCTGAGTTGATAGCCTTATTGGAGAATGATGAACTCAATGGTTATTTTTATCCAGCACTTTTAACTGGTGGCACAGCTAATAAGATTTCTTATGTGCGTAATAACACTAATATGTTGCACGGGTTTTGTCCTGCAGGTGTTTATTTAAGTGGGTTGAGTAATTCAACTACATTAACTGTAAATCTTACATACTATGTTGAGGTTTTTCCAACTAAGGATAGTGTGTTGAGACGTTCTGTTCAACCTGCACCTGGTCTTGATGCGAAAGCACTTGACCTCTATGCACATATAGTTGCTCATATGCCCACTGGTGTTGAAGTGTCGGAAAATGGATGGGGTACATTCATTTCTGGCATTGCCAGTGTGGCACGTACGGTAGGTGGCGCAATTATGCGTTATGGTCCTACTGCACTACGTGCTGTTGAGGGTGTTTCAAACATCCTTGGTGGTGGAATAAGTGCTAATGGTTCACCAAGTTTTACTGGTTTGCAAGATTCCGGTTATTCTGGTGGAGGCACATTATCTACTCGTGGTGCTATAAATAATTATGAGCGTGCAATTGTTCCTTTTGTTCCGAGAGAAGAAATTTTAACAAGACGTAATGGTCCTGTTGTTTCTGATCGCATACAACCATCTGGTCGTGAAGTAATTACACAAGTTAGACCTGGTGGTATTGTTACAAGAACTGAGTTACCGCGTCGTAGCGTCACTGTTAATAATGACGTTATGCGTGTACGTGGTGAGAAGGCTAAGAAGAAGAAGAACAAGATGATTTCGAATGCTGCTGCTGGTTATGCTGGCAATCGTTGGGTTGGTAAGTGAGTACCGAATTGAAATCTCACAGAGTGTTGTGGGATATGCTCTTAAAATTAAAATTCCTGAAACCCCCCCCTATTGGGGGGTTCTTAGGTTGCGATGTAAATGGACTTTGAGTACCTACCTATGCGCATGAAAGCAAGTTTTTGGTTGTTATAATAAACAATACCTGCGAAATGGTTTGCGGAC